CAATTCCTCTGATGAGGCGATATTCAAAACGAATGTCGCCGCCATTAGAGAAAATGGAAAATGTCGGGTTGTCACGAGTGGGTCTTTTTACAAAGACGCATTCCTGCAACCCTTCTCACATATGACGATAGCCGCTATCAAGACTCAGAAGAGTCTTAGACAGGGGCTGTCGGCCGGAAGACTAGGATGGGCCTTCATCAGCAGAGTCGATCACCTCGACCCCGTTGATGGGCACGTCCTATTCGAGAAAAAGAAGAGGATAATGTCAGTGGACTGGGAAAAGGCCACTGATATCCCCCCTCACAAAAGTGCTCATGCTGTCACATCTCGTCTATTAGACAAGATGCGACTCAGCAAGGAGCTTCGAGACACTCTTAACTGTATATGGCCCGGTTGCAAGGACCTATACGTTAAGGGTAAATACGTATGTCAAATGGTCAACGGAATTCCCATGGGAGATCCGCTGACCAAGACAAACATTTCTTTAGCCCACCCAATCTGCGAAGCGTACGCGCATCGCAGAATGCCGGGGGTCAAGATAGTCCATGCCGGCAACGGCGATGACACTGTTGTCATCGCCGCTGCCGACACGGACGAAATGTGCGACAAGTGGTTCGAGGAGTACAATCGTGCGACTGTACAACTCGGCTACCGCCTGTCCCCGTTAGACACCTTCGTAACAAGTACCTGGGGTACTTATTGCGAAGAGGTCTTCCATATACCGGTCGATCGGTTCAACACTGTAAGAACAGCGTCGAAACTGAAAGACAACAGATACCTTCCATATCTAGACCATCCCAAGATGCGTCTAGTTATAGATACCAAGAAAGACCGAGGGGATTACTCTTCCGATATTACCGGAAAAGTGACCCTTCTCGGCAAGGATCAGCAATATGCCGAGCAAGGAGAAGAGGGTCACCTCTTCTCCGTTGCTTCGGCTATGCAAGATGTATGTCTCGGGGTAAGATATGAGCAAAGGCCCATGTACTTACCGCGAGAAGTATTTAGTGTTGGCAAAATGCCAGCTTTCTGGAACACAGAGAGCTGGGCTAATGCCATATGGAGTATGCCCCAAAAGGTCGTGAACATTACTGTTCGCGCCCTTAAGGAGCTCATGGGAGACCTTCCCACAAATTTGACGGAGCTAAGAGC